CTGGCTTCCAATATTGAACTTGTAGTTCAACAGTGAATTCCTCGATTGCATCATTAGAACCAAAGTCTAGATCGATGGATGAAATATTTGATGGCCAGCAATCATAGAACTTATATGATCTTACGGCATTACCTCTTCTATCTAACTGGGTAACTTTCATATCCTTCATATATCTTAGATAATCTGTTCCAGCTGCATCAGCAGGAGCACCATAGTCAATTTCGGTAGCATTTTCATCATAGAGTTGAATTGCTTCCATCCACTTTTCAAACCAAGATCTTAGTCTGTAAGTAGTGTCATTGTGAATTGTGATCGTCCATGGTTCGAATGTTCTATCACCAGCGATCTTTAACATTCTTCCACGGAAAGGAACTTCAATAACTCCTACTGTTGAAGCAGGAATTTGAGCTGCCTTAACTTGGAAACCACCAAGAACTCTCATTGAGTTTACTGGATCTCCAGAAGCTCCTGATGCTCCAGAAGCAGATGTAATTAAATCGGTTACTGCTTCTGGGAAATCAATATCAACCTGGAATAGATTAGGTCTTGCATAATCAAGGTTGGAATTTGCTTTGAATGAGGTGATTCTTCCTCTGATATTTTGCGTTGCCATTTGCTTAGACTCCTCTTTTATTTTTTATAAAGAAATTACGATGCGACTTCTTCAAAGGCAACACCAGTTCTGGTTGCAATGAAGGAAATTGTGATGAAGTTGATAGTTCTTGTTGGTTTGATATAAATTTCAGCATAGAACTCTCCTCTATCAACGGTATCAGGAGTATTATTTGTGTTATCACACTTAACTAGGAAATCGGTAACGCCTCTTCTACCTTGAATATTTCTTAGGTATGGCTCAACAAAGTTTCTAAATTGCGATCTGCTAGTTTCATCATTCTGAGCGAATAATAGTGCTTTTGCAGATCTTCCGATAACCTTCTCAATCGTTAGGAACAAACGACGAACGTTGATTCTATCGAATGCTGAAGCATAACCAAGAGCAGTTTTATCTCCGAAAAGAACGATTCCTTGACCAGGGAAAGAAACCACAGGATTAATTCTTTCAGAATAGAGTTCATCTCTCTGTGCTTTGTTTGGAGAATATGCTAGTTTAATAGCATTTCTTAGAACACCTCTTTGGAATCCTGCTGGTGAGAACCACGCATCAGCATTTCTAGCAGTGCTGAGGCAGAGACCTGCCATATCTCCGTTGCAAGGAATATAACGGTATACATCGTTATATGCATCGTAGATGTACTTATAACCACTATCAAATGCCATGTAGGAACTTGATGGGAACTTCGAGAAGTAATTTGTTAAATTTTGAGTAATAACTTGTGAATCTGTTACTCCAATTACATCTGTTCTCTTAGGAGAAACAAATGTCATGCAATCTCTTCTTAGTTCAATGATGTTTAGAATTGCTTGCATTTTAGCTAGTGC